AGTGGGATGCTAAGTTCGTAGCCAATGTGCATGATGAGTGGCAGATTGAAGTCACTAAAGCACATGCTGACGAGGTTGGCAGGGCTGCTCGTCAGTCCATTATCGAGGCAGGGGAACACTTCAAACTAAGGTGTCCCCTAGACGGAGAATATAAAATTGGACAAAACTGGGCAGAAACCCACTGACAAGAAGTTTGTTCTGCTGTTAATGACAGAAGATGAACTTCAGTTTAAGATCAGTGACAATCTGACGCTAGATGAAGCAGCAATGATGCTTTATGGCTGTCTAGATTACCTGAGTCGTGTGCAGGGTCTTTACGAAGACTTGGACACAACTGTGTTACAATAATGGTATCAACAACAGAAAGGATGATATGAACCTGAACCTTGAACCCAACGAAGTGCAGTTTATCGTGAATGTGCTCGGCGAGCTTCCCAGCAAGACCGGAGCATTTCCGCTGCTGCAAAAGATCGTTGAGCAAGCCAATGCTCAGCAGCCTCCTCAACCCGAGACTGAAGCTGCTGAGTGAAACACTGCGCTGGTGATGAAATAGGTAGACATAGGGGACTTAAAATCCCCTGCCACAAGGCGTGAGGGTTCGAGTCCCTCCTAGCGCACCAACAACTGATAAAGGAAATGAGTATGAGTGATGCAATCAAGCCCGTTAAGGTTTCTGGTGAACTTTTCTGGTCTAGGTGGATGGCAGAGCACAATAAGCAGTTCTCTGCGGATAACATCAAATATGAGTGCACTCTCGGTGCGCTATCTGACAGGGCTTGCCAAGCATTGGAAGAACTTGGTGTTAAGATCAAAGAACGCGATCCTATGGGTAAGTTTGTAGTGGCTAAGAGCCTTCATGTCTTTAAGCCTGTTGATGAAGACGGTAACCCGATTGACATCGGCAAGATCGGTAATGGTACAAAAGTTGTTGCTGTAGTTACAGCTTATCGACACAAGATGTCAGCCAAGCATGGACTTGCTCCCAGCATTAAAAAACTTGTAGTAACCGAGCTTAAGGTGTACAATCCTGAGGGCAAGGTTGCTGAAGACACTTCGGATGACATCCTCTAAGGTTATCGTTGATGCTGATGTTTTCGTCTACAGAATCGGATTTGCTTCTGAGGATGTAGACGAGAAGGTTGCACGGGCTAGGCTTGTCGAGTGGTTTACTGACATTGTGTACATCAACTGCAAGGCTGATGACTACAAGGCGTACATCACCGGCAAGTCTAACTATCGCAATGAGATTGCTGTGACGGTGCCCTATAAGGGCAATCGGAAGGACATGAAGAAGCCTAAGCATTACGACTATCTTCGTGATGTCTTGGTGAAGCGTTTAGGTGCTGAAATGACTGACGGTATAGAGGCTGATGATGCTGTGGCTATCGCTTCTGCCCAAGACCCTTCAGCTATCATTGTCCATGTCGATAAAGACTTGGATCAGTTACCGGGGAAGCATTACAATCCCAACAAGGATTTGCACTACGAAGTGTCGGAAATCGAAGGACTGAGAAACTTCTACAAGCAAATGCTGATTGGGGACAGAACAGACAACATCGAAGGCGTGCCCAAGATAGGGCCAGTAAAGGCAGGGAAATGGTTAAACGACAAACAGACGGAACAGGAGATGCTGTCCCAAGTGTGGGAACTGTATCAAGAAGCCGGAATGTCGCAGGAAAGACTGATCGAAAACGGTCAGCTTCTATGGCTGCAAAGGACTCCGGGGCAAATGTGGTTGCCACCTTTTCCCTTGCAGGCTGCAACTGGAAAGTAGTTAGGACGGAGGGGCTTACTGAGCAAGGCTTGTGTGATTCTGAACAACACACGATCCGCATTCGTGCGGGGATGTCTGAGCAGAATTCACAAGCCACTTTTTACCATGAGCTTGTACATGCCATCCTGTTCACGATGGGAAAGAATGGACATGATGAAGAATTTGTAAACACTTTCGGAGAGTTTCTATACCAGTTCCAAAGGACGCTCAATGAAGCCAAGTAGCGCCAAGAACAAGGGTAGAATCCTACAGAAGTGGGTTGTAGACAAGATGCTGGAGTACGGAGAGGGTTTAGAGCCTGACGACATCAGGAGCACCAGCATGGGTGCCGGTGGTGAGGATGTTAAACTGTCTCCTGCTGCACGCAAGCAGTATCCGTTCCAGGTCGAGTGTAAGAACCTTGCTAAGATTGCTGTCTATGACTTCTACAAACAAGCAGCAGCGCATGGTACGCATGAGCCACTGGTGATCATCAAACAGAATCAGTGCAGGCCACTAGCCATCGTGGATGCTGCTTGGTTCCTGAAGGAGTTTAGGAATGGAAGTAAACCTGATTAAAGAGAATGAAGACGGTTCTGCTGACTACACCTTTGATCTAACGGCTGAGGAACAAGCATCACTGATGCGCTTTGCAATCATTGAGGCACTGAAACGAGCCATTGAGGAAGGAAAACAATATGTCCCAAGTGAAATTGATCTGGGCAACACCGGGAGGTGATTGGAATGTAGCTTACATGGCTCGGGTGTCTAATCCTGACAATCAGGACAATCCTGAGTACACTAAGCTTATTGGTTATCTGATGAAGCATAAGCATTGGAGTCCCTTTGAGATGGTTAATGCTTGTATTGAGATTACAACCACACGAGACATTGCACGACAGATTCTCCGGCACAGGAGCTTTAGTTTCCAGGAGTTCAGTCAGCGTTATGCAGTTGCTGATGGCTATGAGTACTCTAAGGTTCGATTGCAGGACAACAAGAACAGACAGAACAGCCTAGAAGTTGAAGATCGTGAACTGCAACGCTACTGGAACGAACTACAGATTGATGTTCTAGTACAAGCTAAACGGTCTTATGAAGCAGCACTAAATGCTGGTGTTGCCAAGGAAGTTGCTCGTAAGGTATTACCTGAAGGACTTACAACAAGCAAGATGTACATGAATGGAACGCTACGGAGTTGGTTGCACTACATTTCAGTACGCACCGACCCAAGCACTCAGAAAGAGCACAGGGTTGTAGCCGAGCAGTGTAAGGAATTGTTAGCAAAAGAGTTTCCTAAAGTCATGGAAGCCTACGAACTTTATAAGGAATAAACATGGACAACGATTTTCAAACTTTTACATTCACCTTCACCGACTATGAAGGTGTAGAAATCACCATTCGGCGTACGTCATACGATGGTTTCTTTTGGCCTGATGTCCTAAAGGATGTTTGTCTTGCTATCGAAAAGAGCTTCGGATACGAGATTATGCACAATGTACAGATTAAAGGCAAGACTTTGGATCGGTTTGAAGAGCAAGTCTTTACCCCTCACTGGGTTGATACCGAGGAAGACAACTTCCCCGAGGCTAAGTCAGGGTTGACAGACTAATGCGTATTCTGGTCATCCCAGACTGTCAGGTTCGTCAGGGTGTTCCTCTGGAGCACCTGACCTGGGCTGGGGAGGCTATCATCGAATACAAGCCGGATGTAGTGGTAAACATCGGTGACTTCGCTGATATGCCTTCTCTGTCCACTCACGACAAGCCTGGAAGCAAGTTCTTTGAGGGTTTGCGCTACAAGACCGATGTAGAGGTGACTAAGGAGGCTATGAAGCTGCTCCTGAAGCCTCTACGGGACTTGCAGAACAGGCAGAAAAAGAACAAGGACAAGATTTACAAGCCTCGGATGGTGTTGACACTAGGCAATCATGAGAACCGTATCAACAGAGCAGTATCGAATAATCCTACGCTTGAAGGTCTTATCAGCACAAAGGATTTGGGTTACGAGAAAGACTGGGAGGTACACGAATTCCTTCACCCTGTTTTTATCAACGGTGTTGGGTTCAACCATTATTGGCCTGTCGGCGCAATGGGCAGACCTGCCGGTACTGCTGCTGCTTTGGTTAACAAGTTACACATGTCTTGCATTGCTGGACACCAACAGGGAAAGCAAGTTGCATATGGTAAGCGTGCTGATGGCAAGTCTATCTGCGGGATTATTGCTGGGTCTTATTATCTTCATGATGAGGGTTACATGGATCAGCTTAGCAACCGCCATTGGAGGGGCTTAGTCATCCTAAACGAGGTTACCGATGGATGCTTCGATGAGCTTTTTCTAAGCATCGGATACTTGGAGAAGAAATATGGAAAAGCGTAAAGTCTGCCTGACTTGCTTTTATGAGTTTAAATCGCCAGTAGAAGAGCCCTGTGTAAGCTGTAAGGGATTCGCTAAGTGGGCTGATAAGAGTGCTTTCCAAGAGGATGTGGTTAACAAACCAAAACACTACAATGTAGGACTAGAACCAATTGAAGCCATCGAATCATGGAAGTTAGGATATAATCTAGGGAATGTAATCAAGTATGTAGCACGAGCAGACCACAAAGGAAAGCGAATTGAAGACTTGAAGAAAGCCCGATGGTATTTGGATCGGGAGATTAACAAGAATGAGTCTGACATTTGAAGATATTATAGACCGCCTCAAGCAGCTTGATGAAGTAACAATCCTTGAGTTGCTTGACCTTAAAACTGAAGACATCGTGGATCGTTTCCGTGATGTAATCGAAGATGCCATAGAAGAAATAGAAAAGGAACTACAATAATGCAAATGAGCCCCTATCAAACCTATATCGCTAAGTCTCGGTACTCCCGGTTCTTGGATGATAAAGGACGCCGAGAGCATTGGCCTGAGACAGTCAACCGCTACTTTGACTTCATGCAGAAGCACCTAAAGGACAAGCACAACTTCACGATGGGTGCAGAACTGCGGGAAGAACTGCAAGGTGCGGTGGAACGACTGGAGGTAATGCCTTCCATGCGTGCCCTGATGACTTCTGGTGATGCCCTGGAGCGACAGAATGTAGCAGGTTACAACTGCTCGTATCTGCCCATTGATGATCCTAAAGCCTTCGATGAAGCCATGTACATTCTGCTGTGCGGTACAGGCGTAGGATTTAGTGTGGAGCAAAAGTATGTCAATAAACTTCCTGAAGTACCTGATAGTCTGTTTGAGTCTAAGACTGTTGTTGTTGTGCGTGACTCCAAGGAAGGCTGGGCAAAGGCACTCCGACAGGTTATCGCCCTGCTATATGCAGGTGAGATTCCTAAGTGGGATGTGTCAGCGGTTCGTCCTGCAGGCGCACGGCTCAAGACCTTCGGGGGTCGTGCTAGTGGGCCTGAGCCCCTTAACGATCTCTTTAAGTACGCAGTTGCAAAGTTCAAGGGTGCTGCTGGGCGTAAACTCACTAGCCTTGAGGCACACGACATTCTTTGCAAGATTGGAGAAGTCGTGGTTGTGGGCGGGGTACGCCGTTCTGCAATGATCAGCCTGTCTGACCTTAGCGATGATCGTATGGCTCATGCTAAGGCAGGTAACTGGTGGGATGGTAATGGTCAGCGTGCATTGGCTAACAACAGTGCTGTGTACGATACCAAGCCTTCTGTTGGTCAGTTTATGCGTGAATGGTCGTCTATTTATGAATCACACTCTGGTGAGCGAGGTATCTTCAATCGTTATGCTTCAGAAACTCAAGCATCTCGGAATGGTCGTAGGGAACTGGGCAAGGAATGGGGAACTAACCCCTGTTCTGAGATTATTCTGCGGCCTTATCAGTTCTGTAATCTTTCTTCTGTCGTTGTCCGTAGTGGCGATGATTGGGATACTCTTGCTCGTAAAGTGCGTATTGCAACTATCTTGGGAACATTTCAGTCAACTCTTACGCACTTCCCGTACTTGAGGAAGGTGTGGCAGACGAACACTGAAGAAGAACGACTGTTGGGTGTGTCAATGACAGGCATTCTGGACAATCCTCGGATGAACAATCCTGATGATCCTGAACTGCCTGCTAACTTGGAGAAACTTCGTGAGTACGCTGTTACTGTCAATGCTGAGTTTGCTGATGCTCTTGGTATCAACCGGAGTACTGCTATCACTGCTATCAAACCAGAAGGAACCGTTTCTCAACTCACGGGTACTGCTAGTGGTATTCATCCTCAACATGATCGCTATTATATTCGCCGTGTTCGATCCGATAATAAAGACCCTCTGACTGCATTCCTGAAGTCTCAGGGATTCCCTTCGGAGCCTGACTTCTACAAGCCTGACAGCACCACAGTGTTCAGTTTCCCTGTGGCTGTGGCTGAAGGGGCTTTGTTGCGTGAGGACTTGGATGCTATCAAGCATCTTCGGTTGTGGTTGTTGTACCAGAAGCACTACTGTGAGCATAAGCCCTCCGTGACCATTAGTGTCCAGGAGCGTGAATGGCCTGCTGTCGGTGCTTGGGTGTGGGAGAACTTTGATGATATTACAGGCGTGTCTTTCCTACCTATGGACGGAGGGACTTATAAGCAAGCACCGTATGAAACGATTGATGCTGCGGAGTATGAACGCCTGAAGGCTGCAATGCCTGTAGGCATCGACTGGGAAGCATTCAAGGAAGGTACTGACAATGTAGAAGGTGTTCAAACACTGTCCTGCACTGCTGGTGCCTGTGAAATCCCATGAGTTGGATCATACAGCCTAGACTCGGTATCGGCTTAGACATCGAGCATAACGAGATTAATCGTTACTGTATCGCTGACGATGACGGTAAAGAGGTAACAGTCTGTTTCGTTGGTCTGATCATCAAGATTCCATTCCTGATGATCCTGATCGGTGAATTTTTCGATGAATAAATGAAAAAGCCCCTGCAATGTTCCCGATAAGGAACCTTGACAGGGGCTTTGTTATTTCAGAAGTTCTGCTTCTGCTTCTCTTCGCCGGGTGAGTCCTCGTAAGACCCTACCGGCTGCTTTGTTCCACTTCAAACACTCTTGGGCTGCTCCGTCCCAGTCTTTCTCATTGATACGCTTCCTGAAGGTACTGACTCTGAGGTTACCTAGACCACAGTTGTAGGCCCATGAAACCACGGCTGCTTGTCGTCTAGGCAATTCAGTCCACAGACCCGGACACATCTTCATGACACCGGCATAGAAGTACTCTAGATGCTCGTCTAAAGCCTTTTCACACTGCTCCATAGTCCAGACCGTATCTGGGCCTATCCCGGGGCCTGTGGTACCATATCCGATTGTCCACGGTGCTCCACCAGTACCGGGATCAGGGTAGGCTTTGACAGCCCCTGAAGGAAGCACCTTAGCGCATCCTTCAAAGGGCTTGACTAGCAGGTTCTTACAGAGTTCAATTGCGGGATTCATTGAAAGAGTTCCGTTTAGAACAGTTCTCAGACGCTGTTATAACCTGAAGGTTCCAAGGAACATGCAGACCACATACCTGCTTAGATCGTAGCGGTACGATATGGTCTACATGGTGCTTAACCCCAGTTACTTCAGAACGAAGCTTAGCTATGTGGTACGCTTCTTGAATAAACCACTTATCATCCTCTGAAAGCCATGAAGGGCACGCTTGCATTTTCTTTGTATGTCTTTCCATACAATTAGCATTGTGTTTTTCACGATTATTTTCCTTCCAGAGTTTGACTCGTTGTTTAATCTTTTCTGCGTTAGCTAGATACAGCAATTTACTCTTTTCAGCTATTTTATCTTTGTTGTCTAAATAATACTGCTGTTTCTTCTGCTTTAGCTGCTCTTTCTTTCTGAGTCGGTACTGGCGATCCCATTCGGACTTCGCCTGTTTCCTTTCTTCTTCAGTAAAGTAAAGCTTTTTCATGCCTTAGCTTCTCGCTTCTCTAACGGCCTTCCGAGGAAATAGAATGTCAACACCATCATTAACATTGCAAAATCGTCTGGTGTCCAAATCTCTTGCATAATTTGAATAGCTGGGAGTCCGCTATTGACTGCATAAGACACGCTAATAACTTTTACAGCAGTATACAGTCCAAACAGCAACCAAGTAATGCCAGGACGAACCAAAGCAGAAATGCTTGCAACCCACTTGTAGGCTTTCTTGTCAGCTTCTGCTTGCTGCTTAAATGCCTCACCGATTGCATCAATGTTTGCCTTGCTGAAGTCAACATACTTTTCTTCCATCTTGTACTCACCTCGCATCTTTTCGAGGTCAGTCTGAAGGCTAAACATCTTCAGTTCGTGGGAACGCTCATCTTTACGGTCAAGCCACTTGAGTACTTCGGGAGCCAGTCGGAACAGACCCCCGAAGATACTACCTAGCAGCCCTCCTCCGAGGACTTCAAACATTGCTTACTCCTCCGCACGAGTTGCTCGTTGGTATTCTTCAAGCACCATTGCTCCGGTAATAGAGCCTTCTTTTGATGCTCGTTTCTCAAGATTACGACCAACTTGTCGCATTACTTCTGGTCGGCGACTCATCAATACTTCCATTGCCTTTAGACCACCCTTGGAGTACAGAGCAGGAACAGCGATAGCAGTTGCCATAGCTGCTGTAGGCTCCGTAATAGCAGCTCCTAAACCAGTTCCTAGGCCCACGCTTTGAGCGACCTGTCGGCCTGTCTGGTACTGCGCTGCGCCTTCTCCAAGCATTTCTAAGGCAGCATCAGACAGTTCCTGCCCACGGGCTGACCCCGCAGCAAAGGCTGTTTTATTACGGCTAGTATCACGCTGACGAACAGCAACAGAATACTGTTTAGGAGTAAAAACACCGTTCTCAGCACCGCTATTAGCGGCTGCGGTACGCATTACAGCCAAATCACCATAAGCACTGTCAATCCTACGGAGTTGAGAAGATTCAGCAGGATTCTGTCTACGAACATTCTTTTTCAGCGTGTCCAGAACATCAAATAAGGCATCACCAATATCTCGTTCTGCCTTGGTAGCACTATTCTTGAAGGAAAGAGCTTCCTTACGAAGATCAGATTCAATGCCCTTGTAAACCTGCCCGTCTACTCTTGCAGATGTACGGAAGTTTTCAAGGACAATATTGTCTAATTTTGATACTACTTCTGCTCGTTGTGCAGGCGTAAGTCCAGCCTTATTGACAGCCTGTAAGCCATCGTTATAGGCTTGGTTATCCATCCTAAAGGTAATCTTAGACAACACATCGTCATACTTCTGATCAATCACTGCGTTTGCAGCTTGAACAGCGTCACGACCAATGACATCAGCAGGTAATTTTTCATCAACTTTAGACAGCGCTTTGTTGATTACGCCCTTGTTGAACTGGAAAATAGCCCGTTCTTTAGCATTACTGATATAAGATCCGACAAGAGGAACAACCTCAGCAAAGCGTTCTAGCGACTGGGCCTGACCACCAAGCATTTGTCCGGGTGTCATTTGAACACCCAGATCGCGCATTGTCTGTTCAGCCTTAGTCACCAGAGGATTTAATGCCTTGCTTGCGACCGTAGTTACAGCACTTCCAGCAGCACCTGCAACACCACCTAAAGCTGTTTGCTTGGCCTTTTCTTCTGCGAAAGACTCTCCTTCAACTACCGGCTGCAACACACCACCAGCAGCGCCTGCTGCAAGGGCTTGACGAGCCTTAGAAGCACCGCCAACAAGTTGACCGGCTCGGATGCCTGCTGCGAGATTGGCCGGATTAATAACATTACCACCGATACGGGCAATATCAAATCCTTCTTCTCCACGCTCCTTACGAGCCTGCTGATAAGCCTGCTCTTCGGCACGAGCCATCTCGTCTACTCGTTGGGCTTCACGACCAAAGAACTGACTGACAATATTAGGGGCCATTCCGCCCAAAGAAGTAGCAAACTCTAAGCCACGAGGAAGCAACTGTGCTCCGGCTGTAATCGGGTCTTTAAGCCCCATCATAAAACCGGAACGAATAGCGCCTTCTGGTGCTTTAGTGGCTTCTCCAAAGTCCTCTTCTTTGGCAAGACCGCCTGCAATAGCTTTCTGTTTGATTTCCTCACGAGAGGCCGTTTCAGGAACATTCTTGATAACAGTCCCGTTAGGCAGTCTTACATCCATGTTTATTTCCCCTTACTTGAAGGCAGCGAAGACCAGTCAACCGTTGTAGCAGAGGACGGCACATTAACCTGTGTAGGCAGCGGACGACCTTCTTGAACTGCTTGTTGCTGTTCTTGAATACGCTTAACACCGCGCTTAATCTTTTCTTCAGCAGAGGCCAAGATTCTCTCAATAGTCCTTTTTTCAAGCGTTACTTCTCCGCCTGCAACCTTACGCAAGTAGTTCAGTTCTTCCACGCTGTCGTTTCCTCCAAACTCTTGCAAGCGTGGAATAACAACTTCACCAATCAAGGAACGATATTGCTCTGTATTTGCAAGGCGTGTTTTGCTACCAATCGGAGCATACTTAGAAAGGAATTCCTGAGCAGGGGCATAGCCACCCGAGTAAATACCCTTCTTAACCAGTTCCTGTGCACTTTTCAGTGCTGCTAGAGCATCTTCTTTGCCTTGAATCTGTGCAACCTGCTCACCTGTCAACTGACCGCCTTTAGAGCCCATTGATTCAGCCTGCTTCTTGGCAATCGCACCACCAAGAATACCTCCCAAAGCGCCTAAACCTTCTCCAAGAGACTCTTGAATGGTTTTACCAGCAGCGCCAATGTCTTTGATCGTTTCGCCAGTAGCATCATCAATAAGTTTAACGCGACCGTCTGCAACAACAGTCTTGGTCTTTTTAGCAGTTTCTTTATCTACTTTCAACAAATTACTAGTAACTTGAGCATCCTCAGCTAAACCAATAGCATCTTCCTCAGTCATGTTTGGAAACCGGCGTTGCAGAGCTTTCGCACGAGAGGATGCAGCAGCAGCAGCAGCCGTTCCCTTACGCTTAGTCTCTTCTGTTTCAGCCTGAAGTTTACCTAACTGTGCTTCACGAAGCATCATCTGCTGTGCGTCTTGAGCAACCTGTCGAGCAGCCTGAGTATTTCCCATACGCTGCAAGGCTTGAGAAAACTGCATCATTCCTTCAGCAGTATTAGTATCAAACTGCTGTGCCAAAGCACGCATCTGAGAAGCCTGCTCAAGCATCGGGTCTTTAGCTCCGAGGGCACGGCCAATACCCGTGATGCCTTGGTAGATGCCAGCAGCCATCCGTTGTTGCGGATTCATGTTGGCAAATTCCATAGCACGCCGTTCATCAATCTGTGCTTGAGCTTGCTCAGGCGACAGACCCATGTTCAACAGGCCAAGATAAGGATTATTCATAAGTCCGTCAGCCATTATTAACCTCCAAAGAGTGACTTAATCAGCTTAGCCACGGGATCAGCAAGGACATTTGTAACACCGCCAACGATAGAGGTATTCCGATTAGCAATGGCTTGATTGGCTCCTGCTTGTCCTGCCAGTGTTGCTTGTGCAGCAGCAGTGTTTCCACCACCTAATTGAGCACCTGTATTCAGTGCTTGTAAACCTTGTTGTTCCACAGCCCCGGCTTGTCCAAATCCGCTAGCAAACGGTGCCAAAGCGCCTTGCTGAGCTTCGTAACCACCACGCTGCAGGTTCAGAGCACCACCAAGCAGACCTTGACCGAAGGTTACTTGCTGTTGTCCTGCCTGCTGTGCCTGAGCAGCCAACTGAGCATTGCGCTGTTGCTGTGCATTGTAGAAGGCTTCCAGAGCAGGATTAGCAGCCCGTAAGCCAGGAGCACCCATAGGAGTCTCTCCTGTAGCACCCATAGCAAGGCCAGTAGTGCCAGTACGGAACAGACGATTCTGCAACTGTGCTAAGGCACGCTCATCTGACGGAGCAAGCAGTTCCTGCTGCTGAGTCATGTAGCGTTGTGCAGCAGCCTGCGGAGACTCTGCAACATACTGCTGTCCTAATCCAAACAAGCCTTGAGCAGCTTGGTTGACTTGGTTCTGCATAGCCTGCTGCTGCTGTGCCTGTTGCAGTGCACCGCCGGAGATACCCAGCAGTGCCTCACGCATAGCAGCCACATCAGGAGCAACCTGATAGCCAGCACCAATCAGACGACCATCAGGGCCATATTGGAATCCACTACGACCAAAACGAGTGGTAACACCTACAGGACGGAACTGAGCTTGCTGTGCAGCCAGTTGTCCAGCTTGCTGAGCAGCATCAGCAGCTTGGTTAGACGAGTAAACGTTACCAGCAGTGCCGATAATGTTACGGAACAGTCCAGTCAGGTCAACACCACTGGAAGCAGGGGTGCCTCCAGCAGCATTAAAACCAGCTACAAGTGGATTGGTACTTGTTTGTGGAACTAATGAATAATCAGCCATTAGTAGGTACCTCCGTCAATAGTACCAGAGAAGGTTCCAGACAGGGTTAAATTAGCCATCGTGGTTGTTCCCGTATGAGTTCCGTTGTTAGCATCAGGCTTAGAAGTAATTGCAGAAGCAATGTTGTTGTATTCCGTATCAATCTCAGTACCCTTGATGATCTTCGATGGATTACCGGATACAAGCCCGTCTTTAACAGCAAAATTTGTAGTTTTCGTGTAATTTGACAATTCGATTACCTCGTCTTTCCTACTTTAGTGAAGACATCAATCTTTTGAATTGATACTGGCTTACCATTCACAATTGTTTCAAAGCCAAGTTGGATAACTTTACCAGCACCGCCGATATTGATGATTCGGTTATCGAAGGCTGATCCACCGTATTCACCAATATTGTATTCAGCGATGTTGTACTCAGCAACTGCTGCATTAGCAAGGTTGAAAGTACGACTGTTATAAATATCAGTATAATCGTAACCAAACTTCAGTGAAATAGGATAACCTTGTCCACCAATTGTCGTGATGCCTACTTTCTTCATAATCTTCAGTGCTGTTGGAACACCAAAGTCAAAGTAGTTAGTGTAGTAGCGCATCAGATAAGTTGCGCTATCGTCTAGATAACCATCATACTTGCCAATATAGCCTGCACGACCAAATAACAAGTTTTTATTCTGTCGATAACAGAATGCTGTAGGAATCAAAGCATCCCAGGTTGTTGCTCTTGCAGCGCCGTTGGGAAGATTCATACGAACATCAAAACAATACAGAATGCCCGTAGTAGGCATTGTGATCAGATAGAAACCTTCCTTGTCTGAGTACGCTGCCTTGATATTAGCAGCAGTTTCTAACGACATTGCATTTACAAGATCATCACGAACATTAGCACTCAGGTCACGCAGCGGAGCAGACTTCTCCTGAATCACTCGCATCAGTGACTTTACACCGCTGTCAGACAGGAAGATAACATCTGAGCCTGTGGTGACAATTGTGTCTCTACCGAAGCATCCTACACCTGTGATAGCATCCTGTAGCGACAGAGCAGACGGTTCCTGTGCATTGTTGTAGATCAGAATCTGCCTACGACCAAATACAATCAAGAATCCGTTATGTGCTGCTAAGCCTACAATCTCATCTGCACCAGCAGGCCACACAGAAGCAACATCTAGTGTTCCTGCTGTGCCTGTAGACAGTACAAAGCCTGCTGACAGGTCAGAGAATTGTATGGTTGTTTTGTTTGATCCGTTGGTAGCTGACCATATACGACCATAGGCACTGATAACACAGTTATTGTTCGATACGGTGCCAACATAGCCAGTCTTTTCAGACACACGCCTGAAGGTCGTTGTAGACACCGCAGGATCAAAGATTAAGGGATCGTGTCCAGTCTGATACAGGTATAAGATACCATTCAGAGCAGCCATCTGCCAGTTATCAGCAGTGATCGTAGGTGCTGAACCACCACCACCGTAGGTCAGTGTCGTCAGTGTGCTTCCTGAGAGTCTAAACAGCTTATTGTTACCAGCAGCGATCAGGTACGCAGTACCGTCATTGGCAATCAACTCACCGATAGCTTTAATCTCAGCAGTACCTAAATCAACATTACCTAAGTGCTGTTTGCTCCAACCCTTACGAGCACCAATACGACCAAACTTGTCGATAACGCAGTTAGCAGCTACAGTAGCATATCCAGACTCTAAGGACACCACAGAATCCTGCGTGTTCAGGCCCATAAAGCCTGGAGCAGAGATAGAAGTGGTTAAGAGTTTAGCTACCATTATGCCTCCGTCCAGAGTACCTGTTCATCGTATCGATTGGCCTCCAGAGCAATCGCATCAGCTAAAGACAAGCGATACTTCTGGTACAATTCAGCAAAAGATTGACCACCATCTTCACCTCGTTCAGCAACTGCATTAGCATACGCAAGCATCTGAACCAAGTGCGGAGGAACTAATATTTGATCAGCATCATTAACTAGGTCGGCCTGTGGAATCCACATACTGAACCGTAAGTTATAAACTTTATCAGGCTGAGGCCACAGTTCTACCTTGGTATCACCGTTACTGTCCATTCCCTTAAAGTTATAATATATCGGAGCAGCATTCTGAACATCAGCAAGATAGTATTGACGATCAATCCAGTTACCATCTGCTTGAGCCATCGGAATGTCCTCAGTGTCATTTAAGACACTAGCAACACGAAAGCGGTCACCAGAACCAGTCAAGGTGTACTCACGCTGACCAGCCACAGTAGCTATTGGAATCAAAGAATCTAATGCATTCCAAGAATAAGCATCTTCTACTTCTCGTTTAGCATCATTGATCAAGACACCAATCAATGAACTGTAAGGTGTATCGCCTATAGAGGACACAGCAGGTTCCCTAAGACGAATAAGAACATTATTAACTAAATCTAAGTAAGTTTTTAACATTGTTTGTCCTTAGTGTTGTCTTAGATAAACATTATAGTCGCAGTAGCAAATCTTGTCAAGCATTATTTTATCAGTGTTGTAATTTAGCAACAAGCTGCACAAAAGCAAAGATGACAACTACGATTGCCCAAGCACCCATGCCCATGTTTACCCAGCGTTCAACCTTACGATCCACTTTATTGTATTTATAGTCAAGCTCTTCTGTTTTGTCTTCTAAAGCAGTAATACGAACACCTTGGGCTGTCTGACGCTCTTCAACGAGGATCAGACGAGTGACAGCATCAGTAAGTTTGTCTACTTTTGTTTCGATTCGTTTCAAATCCTCGTTGAATCCAGCGTCCATGTTACTTCATCTTCTTCTTTGGTTTAGACATTCCAGCTTCGCTCAAGGCAATTGCTACAGCCTGCTTACGACTCTTGACAACGGGGCCTTTCTTGCCACTATGCAGAGTACCTTCTTTGTACTCCTTCATAACCTTACCAACTTTATCTTGCTTCTTCATGGTTTCTCCTAGAGCTTGCTTAAAACACTGTCCCATACATGGTAGCACAGAACTAATAAGAAGATGATTGCAGTTAAGTAAAAACCATTAGCAATCATTTCCTTCTTACGCTGCTTAGCTAACTTAGCAGCATGTTCCCGTTGTCTTTTTATTCTAGTTCTTTCAGCCATCATGGACTGATAGGCTTCTTGTCCGTAGACACCGGCTATAAGAATATAGAGTTCATACTCCATCTTCTTAAGCCTCTCGCGGTGCACTACGATGTCTAAGGCTTCCTGTTCAATTGATCCTTTACCAAGAAATTTACCTTTCTTGAGGTCACTTTCCTTTTTGGCAGCACTTTCGTTGAAGGATTGGACAGCCGAGTACCATTTACCAAGCTGTCCTGCAACGCTTTCAATTTCTTTGCCAGCCTTTACGAGCTTCTGTACGGTGTTAAATGCCGTAACAGCTACTCCAAAGGCTGTTACCGGATCAATCATTTAGTCCTCTCAGTTGCTCCAGGGCACTCCAGTAGCCGATACAGGGTTCTTCTGTAGCTCAATGTTCTGAGCCAGAGCAGCCTCAGTAGCAGCCTTATCCACTCCAGAGTCCCAGCACCACTGAAGCACTTCGGCCTCAGTCACATTGGCATAAGGAATCGAAGGAGTTCCATCCCATGAGCAGGTGGAGTAGATCGAAGCAGTGAAGTCTCCGTCTACAGCAGTAGCTGTCCAGTGGGCTGTGGTGATAAAACCGTTAGAGGTCTTGTGGTCACAGTTAGTGATCTTCCAGGTAATCATTTCAGTTTCCTTTCTTACTTGGCTTCAAGTTGCGCAACCCGTGCGCGGAGGGATTGCAGTTCCGCAATGATGTTGGCGATAAACTCGGCAGAGCCGTATTCCATCGCCTGCATGATCGGCTTGCCTTCTTCGTCCACAGCGTCTTTCTCACCAAAGACCGTGCAGGGGCTGATCGCTTGGACTTCGTGGGCGATGAAGCCAACACCCTTAGTGCCGTCAGTTTTCCAATTCCAAGTCTTGGGCTGAAGCGCGTCAATGAACGCACCGCTGCCGGTCAGAGGTTGCGGGTTGTCTTTGAGGCGATAGTCAGATGAGGTGTTGTAGGCGGTTGATGTGCCACTTGTGACGATATTACCAACTAGGCCATTTGGGTTATAAAAAGTGATTTGAGAGTAGTTTGAAGTAAGGTTGGCTCGGATGTATCCGTACCCTCCGTTTGTATCCTTTGACCACTGCACTCCAAGCGCACCTCCAGCAACAGACGAAGTTGCTCCGACAAGGAAATCCCCACCCGAGGTAATCCGGGCGCGTTCGGTGTTGTTGGTGCGAATTGTTAAAGCGTGGTTGGTAAATGTCCCAAGAAATCCATCAGTCGCTCCGTTGTCACCAATCAGCAGTTGCACTGTGCTACCGCCAACACCAATATATGACCCCTCTCCTCGAACATTAAGTTTTGAACCAGCAATCTGTGTTGTGCCGTTAACGAATAAATTCCCACTCGCATCAAGCGTCATCGCCTGCGTGAAACTGATGGCGTTTCCTGCGGTGCCGGAGGCTGCGGTGTACCAAGTGTGAGCGCCGCTTGATTGAACATATTGAGATGCAGCGGCACTTGTTATGTATTTCCAGCCAGCGTTGTAATAAGCGTTGGCTTGTGAGCCAAATTCATTTACATACCCGTATATGCTCCCGTTTTTGATCTGCATTGCAGACAGACCAGACAAACTCCAAGCACTCGGCGCTACCCCGAGGCCGAGGTTGCCGGAGGAGTCGAGGCGCATCCACTCAGTAACGCCAAACATACTGGTAAACACCAGAGGTGCTTTAGAGTCTGACGAAAGCGCAGTGCCAGATTGAATGTAGTTGAGTCCGTTGTTTGAGATCACTCGGAAGGCAGTTCCTGCATCCTGAGTAATTTGCGCCGTTCCCAATGCGCTATACAAATGCAACCTGCTAGAAGGCGAACTCGTCCCAATGCCCAAGTTACCGGAGGAGTCGAGGGTGGCGACCGTAGAGCCATCAACATCAAAACTAATTTGAGAAGATGCGTATGCATTGTTTGGGTCGGCAGATACTTGCAAGACCCCGTTAGTGCTGGATCGCAGCAAACCTTTGTTGAGTATCCCAATGCCACCGCCATCAGTCACAACCTTTGCGCCTGAAAAATCGCTTGTCGTACCTACTTTCAGACCTGTGGAGGTCAGGCGCATTTGTTCGGCAGAGTTTGTGATAAACGCAAGGTCGGCAGCATTTGCAATAATTTGCGTACTTCCAAAACTTGCATTTGCGTTACCAAAAGCAATACGAGTCAATGTCCCGCTACTTGCGTTCAAGCCAAGTAACTCGCCGCCAGCTTTTTGAATAAACGCTTTGTAATCGCCTGTTGTTGCAGATGCTCCAACAGTAAAGTAAGTCCCATCAAAAGTCAGCGCACTCCCCGTGGTCAGCACCTTTGACCCATTGAGGTAGGCCACTCCGTTGGCGGTGCCGCCTGAGACAGTGATGTTCCCAGACGCACTCAGAGTCGTGAATGCTCCGGTGTTCGGGGTAGTAGCACCAACAGTACCATTAATGTTGATAGAAGCCGTGCCAGTAAGGTTAGTGACCGTTCCAGACGAAGGAGTGCCCAGAGCACCGCCATTGACAACAAAGGCCCCAGCAGAGCCTACAGCGACTCCTAAGGCCGTGGCTACGCCTGTCCCAAGTCCCGAGACACCTGTAGAGATCGGAAGGCCCGTAGCGTTCGTTAACGTAGCTGCTGAGGGCGTACCAAGGTTAGGAGTGGTCAGGCTAGGTGAAGTAGCCAGTACGATGCCACCAGAGCCAGTAACACTCTGACCAAGAGCAGTAGCAACACCAGTACCAAAGGCAGTGATACCAGTACCACCGTTAGCCACACCAAGAGTGCCAGTAACGCCAGTCGTTAAGGGCAAGCCAGTGGCATTGGTGAGCACAGCAGCAGACGGAGTGCCCAGGTTAGGCGTAGTCAGTGAAGGCGAGGTAGACAGAACAAAGCTACCAGAGCCCGTCACAACCTGCCCCAAAGCAGACTGCACACCAGTGCCCAAAGCAGATAAACCAGTACCTCCGTTGGCAATAGCCACCACACCGGTCACATTAGCAGCAGTTCCACTAACATTACCAGTGACATTACCAGTCAGGTTGCCAGTAAAGCCACCAGAGGCACTAGCAGTCGTGAAAGCACCAGTTGAAGGCGTAGTAGCACCAATAGTGGTACCGTTGATAGTACCACCAGTGACTGCTACAGCATTGGCTTCTTGGTTACCCAACGAGCCAACTAGCTTGACAACAGCAGCGGAATTGTCCTTGGTATAGACTTTCTTATCCGTTACATTGACAGCTAGTTCACCCTTCACCAAGTCACCGGCAGCCGGGACAGCAGAAGCAGTGCTACTATTCTTAGTGATCAGAGTTGCCATTTAAGCTCCAAACTTGTTTTCATACCATTGTTGTAACGGGGTTGCTACATTCCTTGGTGTTTCAGGCATGTAGGCATTGTAGTATCGTTGCACCGCAGCATAATAATCAGGTCCAAACTGCGGAGTAGTGCTTCCGATCAGCGTGTCTGACGGAGGGGTTGATACAGTTCCAGTTCCTGCCTGAGACAATGCTGCACCGGCACCTGCACCGCCCAGTAAGCCAATAATCTTTAGAATATCTGAAGGCTTAAACAAAGACTTTTCATCAGCCTTTTGTGTAGGCTGAATAGGCTTAGGTAGTTCAGCAGTCAGTACCGGAGGCAGTGCAGGAATAGCTGCAATGACTGGAGGCACTATATAAGGAAGTAACGGTTGATCCCTTTGCGTAGTTACTTCAACTTGCTGAGTTCCAGTAGGTTGCGTAACTGCTTGAGCAGCAGCAGGAATCGTAGCAGTTGTTAACGCAGGGACTAAACTACTAATAATGTTTTCAGTAGAGGTTGTTTTTGTTCCAGGAACTTCAACTGATTGAGTGTCGCCGCCAGTTACGGCTGGCGGTGTTGATACAAGCTCAGGAGTTAATACAGCAAGTAAGTCCTGAACAGTAACTGGACTTTGTGGTAGATTCTGTCCTTGAACAGTCACCGGTTCAGCCACAAAGGTTGACGGAAGTGCGGCTGTAACAGGTGCTGCAAGCGTAGTAGGATTAAATAATCTAGAACTTTCTAAAGCCACAGTTTCTGTAGCTGCTGGCGCTACTGTAGAAGATGCTACTTGATTAATAGCACTTTCTGCAAAAGTAGGCGTTACATTGTAAGAAGTTTCAATAATGTTCGCAATCTGTGAATCAGAAATTCCAGCAGCCTTTAACTGACGAATATCATTATAAACACTTAAATCTTCTGCACCAACAGTTTCGGTTCCTGCACTACCCCCCATTAATCCTTGAACACCGTAAGCAGTCAAGCCAGCTAGTGCAGCAGCTTTTAAAGCATCGGTAGCAGAACCACCACGAGCTAAAGTAGTTCCACCTGCGCCAGCAGCGGCAGCAGCAGGAGTACTTAAAAGACCTGCTCCAGCAGGGCCAAGAACAGCACCGCCAGCAGCAGCCATTAAAGCATTTACTACAGGAGTTAAATATCCTGGTTGAGCATATTCTTGTTGAGTCTGATTAAGAATTACATCTCCGGTTTGGTTATAAACCTTTACACGACCATCTGATGTAAATTCTTGTGCTGTCCCGTCAGGATATACATTTAAAATCCGTCCATCAGGAAGCGTAACTTGCTGCATCGTAGCAGCAGCTTCTGCCATTCCTAAATTTTCAGGAGAACTTAAAAAACTAGATGCTTGTTGAATTGCATTAGATACAGGATTTCCAGAAGTCCCAGGATCATACTTCTTACCAGGGCCATACAAGCCCTGAGCAGTCAACTTAGCAACTTCTTCAGGAGGAAAGCCAAAAGCATCTAATCCAGCAGCAATACGAGCATTGTATTGAGCAGAACCTACTGGAGCAGCCTGCTGAATATCTGCCATTGTTCCAGTAGCTGTGTCTTGAAAAGCACCAGACTGAATCAGGCGTTTGCCTTCTTCAAAGGCTGCTGCGTCCACGCCAGGAAGAGTGCGAATCACCTCTTCAGGAAAGCCTAACTGAAGTGCAGACTTAACAGCCAACGCAGGTGTTTTACCTTCAGCATACCGAGAAAGAATCAAATTTACAACATCATCATAGTTGTAAGTTTGTCCCGTACTTGTTGTAATCGTATTCCCAGTTGCCATTATGGTTTCCTATACAAATCAAAAGTGCACACACTGCTCATTTGAGAACCAGTTTCTGCAAGAATGCGAACTTCATCGCCTTCTTCAAGAACAATTTCTCTATTCTTATCCAGAGTTGTAACAAATTGGTCAGAACTTAGTTGATAAGTTGCCATAATGACAATTTCAGTATTAACTGATTTGTCATACCAGTAAACATCTAAGTTTTTATTTGTACCTGTGTGGTTAATTGCATACAAAAAGTTCCACACAGCATAGTAACCCGTAGGAACCGTATACACAGTAGTCTTTACATTAGGAGTTAAGTTGTTTCCTACGGATATTTGTCTCATTCTTCAGCGTCTTTCTTAGCAGGACGACCACGCTTGGCAGGTTCAGAAGCAACTTCTTCTTTAACTTCTTCTTCATCAACTCGCATATAGTCAGGATGCGTTAGCATTGCCTTGATATCATGTTCCATTGAAAAGGAATATACTAAACCAGAATATTTACACATGAATTTCATATCAAACCTTTCTCATAATGTAACTCGTACAGTATGAAAAAGGCCAGCCCCGAAGGGCCAGCCTCTCAAGTTACTTAGGCCGGAACAGCCAGAGCAACAGCAGCGCCATCGCGCAGTTCATCGCAGCCGAACAGCACATCAGCCGTGAACAGCGTACCCAGATACTCTTGCTTGTACTGGGTCTGCGTACGCACGCCCATCTGCTCAACCAGAACCGCGAAGTCCTTATGAGCCAGCAAGCAGATACGGCAAGCAGTCGTACCAGAGGTCGTGTCAGCATTGCTGGTCACGAACACGGGGATACCGTACACATTGCCGATCTCGCCGTTGCGGATCGTGTTGGCGTTACCCTGCTCACCCACGAAAGCCTGCTCGGTGAAACGAGCAATACCCATCAGGGTGTTACGGGTAGACGGAGGAACGATCAGGAAACGACCATCCATCGGCACATCCTGGTCGTCCAGACGCTGAATCGAACGACGGATAGCCGCATCGGTCAGAGCACCAAGACCAGTGTTGGAACCAGCCACATAAGCAGTGGTGCCATCAGCGCCAGAGAAAGCACCGCTATAAGCAGCGGTACCGCTACCACCTTGAACCTTACGGCCCAGTTGAACCAGCGTGCTGTCAACCTTACGAGCCAGAGCGTAGCCAGCATCGTCCGTGTAGAACTGACGCAGGCTCGACAGGGCTTGGGCTTCCACGATGTCTTCGATCAGACGCGAGTATTCCCAGTGTTGGTCGATAGCAACGGTCTTCTCGCCTTCCGTAGCAGCAATCAACGTCACTTGGCTACCAGCAGCCTTGGCAGAAGCATCTCCACGGGTCGGGGCGGGGATATGAACGGTGTCACCCTTCTTGCCCTTGAAGTTCATCTTCTTAATGAGGTTAGCGGCAACGAGGGCTTTCTTGTAAGACGCAACAATTTCGTCAGCTTAGGATATTACAATCCTTTCGACTATAGCTTCCCAAAAGCATTAGAATATGCTCTTGAGCCGTTTCACTTAGTCTGTGCGGGTCACGCTTCATTAGCTTAAGCTCATCTCGCACTGCATCCAACACTTCTTGCTGGAGCCGGGTGCCCTTCAAGTTAGTCTCCATCCAGAGACAAAACCGAGCTTGTTCTTTCTTCAAGATAAGATGATTGACAACATTGCGAAGAACTGGACAGGCTTGCTTGTAACCAGATAGTGTCCATCCGGTAGAGCTTTGCCATTTTTCGTTCTTGCTTTCACGATGTTCCAAATGTCCACCGAAGTTGGCCTGACATTGTTCAAGTAAGAATTTTGCTACATCAGCCATTGCAATTCTTAGTCGCGGCTGTATGTAAAAAACTTCATTTACTTTTGTCGTAGCGAGGTCTATACATCCCTCGCCGTCAATCAATCCTGCTAAATACTTCCAACTTACTCGCTTCATACTACCTCCTGTAGTGAATTGCGTTATTGGTAATTTCGTGTTCCCTCTGATTAGCCCTTTCTAGTTGGCTTTCCAGTTATTCAGAAACGGTTTTACTTTGGCCTGTCTTACGATAACCAAACTTCAGGAATGAAGGTAGCAGCAGTCGTTACGGTCACATTATTAGTACCTAAAGGCATATTAATCTCCTAAAATCAAAAGTTATTTTACACGCCCCTCCGCATACGCAGCCATGATTTCAGGTTGTAAGGCTTCGTAGCGTGCGGGGTCAGTCATTTTCAGCCGGATAAGGTCGGCACGGCGATAGACTTTCTTGGATGCTTCCCCGGTACCGCTAACATCTACAGCAACAGCTTTCATGTCTTTAGCACGAACTTCCTGTCCAGTAGCGACAGTTTCATTTGTTCTATTACCACGAATCTGTTTGAATGTAGAAATCAGTTCATCAGCAGCATTGAAGTCATACTGGGCATCAGCCAGTGCGTACATGTTGATACGCATCGGTGATCCTTTAATCCAGTTGACAAACTCTGGGTCTTGAACCACCTGAGCAAAGTCAGGATGCTTCTTAGCCAGAGCAGCTTGCGTCTGTAACTGTTGCATCTGTCGTGCAGCTTGCTTTGCAGCAACTACATCGGGGTGATTAGCAACAGCCTTCTGAACAGCGGTCTTAGGGTCTTCAAAGAAGTCTAATTCATTTTCAACTTGCGGTGGCGTCTCTTTCTTCTGAGAGAGTTGTTGTTTCAGTAGTTCATCTG